TCTTAGTGCTCCTGCGGCAAGTACACAAAGAAAAGTAAATTTAATCACAGTAGCCAACAAAGATACAGATTTTGTGAGTGTCACCATTCGTTTAAATGACAATGCAACTTTATACAACTATGTAGCATCAATGGCACTTGCGCCTAATAGTACATTGCAATTCACAGATACAAAGGGTTGGTCAATCATAGATTCCAATGGTAATGTATTGATTGCTCCTACTGCGGTAACTGATATTCAAGTATTTACGGCTAATGGAATATGGACTCGTCCTTCAGGAGCAACATACACGCTTGTTGATTGCTATGGTGGCGGAGGTTCTGGAGCTGGTGGCGCAGGCGGAGCGGCTGGAGCTATAAGATCGGGCGGAGGTGCAGGTGGCGGCGCAGTGCATATGCAAATGCAGTTCCTTACTGCTGAAATCACACCTTTTGTTGGTGTTACTGTTGCGTCATCTCAAGTTGGTGGTTCAGGTGGAACTTCTGCTGTTGGTGGATCTGGATTTGTAGGAAACACATCACGTTTTGGTAACTTCTTGGTTGCCTATGGGGGCGGTGGTGGTGCATGTTTTACTTCTGGCGGCGGCGGAGGGGGCGGAGGTGGCGCAAGTAGCGCAGGTGGTTCGTCAGGAGGATCGGCTGGCGGCACAGGCGGTCTTTGTGCGACACTAAGTGTGGCAGCATCCACTTCTTCAGACGACTATAGAGGTGGTGTGGGGTCTATTGGTAGTACAACAACCACTACTGTCGGTTCATCATATTTAGGCGGAGGTGGAGGGGGCGGCGGCTCTATATCTACAGTAGCTGGAAATTTGGGTGGCAGTTCATATTTTTCCTCATCGGGTGGTGGTGGTGGTGGCGGTATTGATGCGGCAACTCCGGGTACTTCACAACTTGGTGGTGCTGGCGGCTCAACAGGCGGTGCGGCTACTACAGCAGGTGGTGGTGCGGCAAGTGCGGCAATAAATACAGCAACTGCATCAGCAAATGGTGCGGCAGGAGATTCAACCAAAGCTGGAGGTGGAGGAGCAGGGGGTGCGGCTAATAACGCAGGAACTGGCTCTAAAGGTGGTGATGGTGCAACTCCGGGCGGTGGTGGTGGTGGTGGGGGTGGAGGCACTCTTATTGGTGGTCGTGGTGGTGTAGGAGCACAAGGAAAGGTAGTGGTAACTTCATGGTAATACGATACGCAATGATTAAAAATGGTGTGGTTGAGAATGTTTCTTTATGGGATGGGGACACAAATAAGTGGCAACCCCCTGAAGGAATAACTTGTATTCCTGCACCTGATGAAATAGGAATTGGCTGGACATGGGATGGGTCTAATTGGACTGCTCCTGTTATTCCTGAACCGCCAGCAGAAGAAACGCCAGCATGAAAATAGCCGTCTACGCTATCTCTAAGAATGAAGAACAATTTGTTCAAAGATTTTGTGAGTCTGCAAAAGACGCTGATTTGATATTGATTGCTGATACTGGGTCAACAGACAAAACTCCTGAACTATTAGCAGAATGTGGAACAATCGTCCACGATATTTGCATTAGTCCTTGGCGGTTTGACAAAGCAAGAGACACTGCCCTAGCCCTTATTCCAAGAGATATTGATGTTTGTATCAGTTTAGACTTGGATGAGGTTCTTGAAGAGGGCTGGAGAGAAGAGATAGAACGGGTATGGACAAAAGAAACTACCCGTTTGAGATACAAATTTGATTGGGGATGTGGAATAGCGTTTTATTACGAAAAAATCCATCACCGTCATGGTTACCATTGGCATCATCCGTGCCATGAGTATCCAATTCCTGACATGCGAACAAAGGAAGTTTGGGCACATACTGACAAACTCTTGGTAAGCCACCATCCTGATCCAACCAAGTCCCGTAGTCAATATATGGATTTACTGGATGTTGCTGTTGCAGAAGACCCAAAGTGCCCTAGAAACGCTTTTTACCATGCTAGAGAGCTAACCTTTAATTATCGTTGGGAAGACGCTGTAAAGGCTTTAAACAAGTATCTGGTCATGCCTGAAGCCACTTGGCCTAATGAGAGATGTTATGCCATGCGGTTATTGGGACAATCCCATGAACATTTAAATAACTGGGATGAAAGCATTAAATGGTATCGATTGGCATGTGCAGAAGCACCTAACACCCGTGAGCCTTGGGTAGATTTATCTGCTTGTACATACAAGAGATCTATGTGGGCAGAGAGTTATTCGGCAGCTTTATCGGCACTTAAGATTATTGACAAACAGGCTGTTTACACAATGGACCCAAGCGTGTGGACTGAAAAGCCATATGACTTTGCCAGTATTGCTGCTTGGAATCTTGGGATCAAAGATCAGGCTATCGAATTTTGTAAGAAAGCTTTAGAATTCAACCCAGCAGACACTCGTCTTTTGCGTAACTTAGAACAGATGACGGAAGAGATATGACAGATTATTCCCGCCTTCGCACACCGTTTACAAACATGAGTTTTACTCCTGATGTGCCTAGCAATGCTTTGGGTCCAAATGAGTACAACTCAGGATTAAACGTAGAAGCCGATGTGCGTGGAATCAAGAAGATTGGTGGGGAAGAAGAGATTTTGTCTACTATTCCTGGCAATTGTATTTTTATGGAAGGTGGGTTTAGAGGTTCTTCTACATGGACTTATATTGCTGCCACCCGTGAAGGCAAATGGTATGCGATTACTGCTAGTGGAATATCTAATATTACTCCTGGTTACGGGGCTAATCCTGCTGCCGCTTTGTCAGGATATAGCGATGATTTGAATATCACCACATCTTGGGTAGGAAATGTGTTTTTTGTAAATGACACTCTTCGCCCACCGATGTACTTTACATCTACCAATACTGAAATGCAGATTACTGATACTGCCCAATGGAACTATGAAGCGGGTGTAAATGCTACTTATGCAGGGTTTGTCAGAAACTATTGCTCACCCAATGTGGGGAACATCCTAATTGCAGGAAATATTACCAAAGACCTGTCTACAGGATCAACAGTCAATTACCCAACAACTGTCAGATGGTCGCAGGCTTTTGCTAATACTGGGATTCCTGCTACATGGGAACCAACTCTTACCAACATTGCCAATGAACAAGAGATACCCGTGCGAGGTCCTATCATTGATGGCTTCTTTTTGGGTGGCAATTTCTACGTTTGTAGTTATTGGGATACTGTTGTATTTAGCCCAATCGCTTATCAAAGCACTACAGCACCTATTTTTGGAATTAGACTTTTTAACCAAGGCCGTGGTTTAATTAACAACAATTGCTGGTCAAATACAGACTCTAAAGTTTATGGCCTTGATAGCCGAGATATTTGGGTGTTTGACGGTTCTGATTTTGCTCCTCTTGGTAACCAAAGAGTAAGGGATTACTTTTTTGCAAATTTGAGTCAGACCTATTCAACTCGCACATTTATGGTAAATAACACTCAAAAAAATCAAATTGAGATTTATTTTCCTGATTTAAACAGTACAGGCTGGTGCAACAAAATGTTGGCCTATCGCTATGACTTAAATGTGTTTAATGCTCCCAAGACTATTGCAGATGCCTGCATGGGTACTGAAGGGCCTGTTTACTCTTCAGGATCATTTAAGTTTGCTTCTAGAACAGTTGTATATGGTCGTGGCGGGGTTTCTTCTTCCAAAATTATCCAAACCAACAGGGGTTATAGTTTTATTAACAGTGCTCCTATTCCTACTTTGTTTGAACGAACAAATGCCACTTTGCAAACAGATCAAGGACCTGTGCCCTACTCCTCTAAAGTTTATGTCCACCGTGCTTTGCCTGAAATCTCAGGAACAGGCACTGTAAACATATCTATTGGTGGTGCAAATTCCACTGCTCAAACTCCTACTTACGGTGCTGTTTGTCCTGTGACTATTAGCACAGATACACCGTGGGTTACTACCCAACAAAATGAAGTTCGTACTGTTGCTGTCAAGGTTGAATCCAATGACGCAACTTATGGTTGGAATTTAACGGCCTTAAACTATCAAGCTACTGTGGTTGAGGATGCGTTCTAATGCCATTTGCACTAGACGGTAATCCAAGCCCTTCAGAGATTGCTGATGCGATTAACTACATCCTTGCAAATCTGAACTTTGGTACACCTGCTAATGCTTATCCTGTTTCTAATAATCCGACTACTGGGTTTATCTCCAACACGCTTGGGGATGTACTTCAGTATCAATATCGTTATTTAGACATCAAATATGCAGACAGTCCGACTGGTACTAACTTTACCGATAATCCTGCTAGCCGTTTGTATTTTGGCGTTTATAACAGTGATACTGTTAGTGAAAGTACTAATCCTACAGACTATACATGGATTCAAGTAACTGGTGGATTTGGTGCAGCAAAAGTTCTTTGGATACTTACTCAGGGCGGTAGACACGCATCTTTTTATGTCGGAGCAAGTACTCCTGATAACAATGCGAATTGGCGTGTTGCTCCTATTAGATCAGTAGACTTGGATAACCCATTTCAGCAATACGATCAATACATGAGCATCAAGTTCGCTACCAATGCGGTAGGTTCAGGGATGTCAGACACAAAAACCAATGCTACTTACTATGGTGTTGCTACTACTGCTGATGGCTCTACCTCAACAGACCCGACTGTTTATGAATGGTCACCTTTTGCTTTTGGCACAACTTACTCTTTGTATTACAGAAGTTATGGGGGCAGAAACATTGCTTTTGCTCCTTCTGTTAATCAACCTCTTGGATACATTCCTTTTGCTGTTAACACAATTAATTTAGATGTTGCCACTTTGGGTTCTGCTGATGGCATAGGTGTTGTCTCTCAAACAGTAGATGGGACAGGATTTTTCCAATTAACCATTGAAGGTGCTTATCAATATTTATTAATAAGATTTGGTTCTAGCATTGCAGGAGCAGGAATTTCTTCTGATCCTACTGGTTTGTCTTATTACGGGATACAAGCATCTGATGTTTTAACTTTGGATAACAATCCTGCTGATTACACATGGTTCTATGCAGGAGGTACGTTTAAGACTGTTGTTAATCTTTGGTCTAGAAGTAATGGAAACAATACTTGTAATCTTAGTTTGACTCTTAATGCTCCTGATACTTCAGGATGGCAAAACATTACCCTTGCTACTGATGTATTAGACCCATTTATTGATTTGTACGCTAGAACAGGTACGGTGGTTACCAATCTTTCTAGTCCTACATCGGGGCGTATTGGTTATTCAATCCCTGGCGTTGATGGCACAGTTAATATTAATTTAAATCCTTATGGCGCAGGTGCTAGCACAGGTGGTTTTTCAATTGCTCCAGCCTCTGTTGCCACAATTAATTTTGATGAGTTTGGAAGAGTTATTAATTCTGTAGCATTGGATCAGGTCAGATTTAGTTCAATGCTGACTCATGCTACTTCAGGTCAGACTGCATTTACTTTTTCTAATGCCCAAACAAATCAAATCATGGTGTTTCAAAATGGTTGCTTTTTAAAGGCGGGCACAGATTACACAAGAAATAGCACAACTGTGACGTTTACTAATGCATGTACTTTAAATGATGTTATTGCTATTTACTATATTCGCTTAATTGATGCCACTACTTCTGCGGATAAAGTGCCTTTTGTAACGACTTCAGTAACTTTAACTTCAGGACAAACAAGTGTATCTTCATCATATATTGATGGCTCTGAAATGTTGTTTATGAATGGTGCATTATTAGTAGATGCAGATTATTCATATATTGGTACTAATTCAGGATATACGTTAAGTCAACCTGCCTTGGGTGGGACTTTGGTTATTATTTCATTTGCGTTTAACAATGGTAATGTTTTAATATTTCAAGAAAACTTTACGCAAACCACATATTTATCAACCAATGTTACTTTTCCAACTCAGTTCTATCGCAATTCATCATTGATTTGGTTTAATGGTGCTTTGCTTAGACCAAGTACTGATTACACAATATCAGGTTCAGGTTCTTTGTCGTACAGTATCACTTTGGTGGGTTCTTTGACTTATGCTGGACAGCCTGTTCAATTTATGTCGTTTAACAGTTCAGGCGAGGCATCTGCTTCTTCTGTAAGTGCTGCAGGTGTATTGGGTATGGATATGCCTGTGGTGATTGAGCATCAACCTACCATGTTAGATATGTTTAATGCTTTGAAAAAAGAAGTAACTAAACTGAAGAAAGAAGTAAAACTTTTGAAGGAAATGAAATGACACAAGCAATTAACTTAGCAAACTTTGCTAATAACTTGGATTCATCGGGTGGGGTAACTCCATCTGCATTGAATGCAACAGTTCCTGTTTCTAAGGGAGGCACTGGAGTTACATCATCTACTGGAACAGGTAATGTGGTGTTATCAACTAGCCCTACTTTGGTGACTCCTGTTCTTGGAACTCCTACAAGTGGCACTTTAACTAATGCCACAGGACTACCTTTAACTACTGGTGTGACAGGCACTTTGCCTGTTGCTAATGGTGGAACGGGCGCGGCAACTCTTACAGGTTACGGTGCGGTAGTGATGAACTCCGCAGGTACAGCCGCTACATCGGTAGCACCTAGTACATCAGGTAATTTACTTACCTCTAATGGAACAAGTTGGGTTTCTTCGGCATTAAGTGCTGTAACCTCTGCTGGTGCTGGTAATGGTGTATCTGTTTCTGCGGCTACGGGTGCTGTAACTTTTGCTGCGGCTGCACCTACATACAACACAGTTGGTAGTTATGTTTTTGTAACTATGAATGCTACTCCTAGTGCTAATGCAATTACAGGTGGTTCTAATTATTCTGCTGGAAGTGGAAATTTGCAAGCAACAGCGGGTCTTCTTGGTAATGACGCAAGTGGTGGTGGTACTGGTGGCGGTATTACCAGCAATAATTTATCAGGCACTTGGAAATGGATGGGAGCATCTAGTGGAAATACCGCTACTTACAATATATGGTACGGTATTATGGTAAGAGTCTCATAAGGAAAAAATATGTTAACACTTCAATATGCAAAAGACCCCGTTTATGCAGACGATACAGGAAACTGTATTTCTTTAATTGTCAAGTGGGAAGAATTTAACGAGGAAATGCCATTCGGTGCAACGACTTATGACCCCGAACAATACGGACGGGACTTGTACTATCGAGCACAAGCGGGTGAGTTTGGACCTGTTGCACCTTATGTTCCGCCACCAGAGCCACCACAGACATGACCTACGGCATCTACCCTAACTCTACACCTGAGTTTCGTATGTTCAAAAAAGAAGATGGAACGCAGGTTATGCAGGTGCGTTACATCAACAGACCGATGGGCTACACAGGCAAATGGATGGATGTCAACACGGAAGAAGAAAATGATTCACGCAGTAATGCCAATGCACTTAGTAACGTATGACGGGGCAACGCTCAACGTCTATCATGCCAACAAAGGACAAGGGTTGCCTAGACATGAACACGCATACTCGCACCTCACAATGTGCCATGCAGGGTCTTGTGCCGTACACAAAGAGGGCAAGGAACTCATAATGACCAAGGACACTCAGCCTGTAAATTTGCTTGCTGATGGATGGCATGAGATTGAAGCATTGGAAGACGGAACAGTTTTTGTTAACGTATTTTCTGAAGGGAAACAATAATGG